ATACTTATGAGTTTCATTTTTTTAATAAAATAAATATATATATTTATTTTATTAAAAAAAAAGTAAATAATAAGTATATTTTTGATATAAAATATACTTATGAGTTTCATTTTTTTAATAAAAAAAAAGTAAATAATAAGTATAATATGAAATTAATTAATTTGAATAAAACCATTATCATAAATTAGTTCCAATTTATCAAATTTGTTAGATAAAACAACAGATTGATTTTCAAAATTAATAGTAATAGAACCATTATTTTTCATAAGAATTAATTTAAAATATAAATATTTTTTATTAATATTAGATTGATCTAATTTAATCATAATATTAGATTGGCTTTTAGTTTCAATAAAAATCAATGACCTCCATAAGAAGACAATATTAGAATTATTATCAGTTAAAACAATTTGTGGTTCTAAACTTAGATAATTAGAAAGAAATACATCATTAGTTTTTAAACTATTTTTATTAATAATAGTATTTGTAAATATAATTTCTTCATTATCAGTATCAATTGTTAATATTTTTTTAGTTTTTTTATTATTAATAATTAAATTACTATTTATGATAACATCATTTTCAATATTTAGAATATAATTATTACAATTATTATAACCTAATTTTAAATCTTTAGTTATTTCTAAATTATTAGATTTAATATAATTTGATCTAATAGTATTATTATAAATATGATTAATAAATCCATTATCCCAACGACAATCTTTACTACCTAAATCATATTTTAAATCTTCTGATGGTAACATATTTTTATCCCATTTTAAATTAGAACCAATTATTTTATAAATTGATTCAATATTAGTAATTCCATAAACAGTTAAATCTCCCATAATTATAGAATCTCCTCTACTAATAAGACTACCAGTATTAATATTTTCCCCAACATTTATATTTTTTTTAATACCAACACCTCCATTAATAGTCATACTACCTGTTAATGGATCATCTGATTTTAAATTTGATAATATTTGTAATGTATTAAATGATTTATCCATTTATTATTATTTTTATATAATAAATTTATTTAATGATTTTAATTTTAATAAATAAAATGGTTAAATAAATAAATATTAATTAATTATATAATGGCAGGAGGTTTAATCCAACTGGTTGCAATTGGGGAACAAGATCTATTTTTAATAAGTGATCCTCAAATTAGTTTTTTTAAATTAGTATATAAGAGACATACAAATTTTTCAATAGAAACTATTGAAAATAATTTTTATATATGTGAAGGATTTGGAAAACAAGCGAGAGCAAATATTGAAAGAATTGGAGATTTAATTTCAAATATTACATTATATGCTAAATTAGGTTCATTAAATCCTGAATTTAATAAACAATTTAGAGATAATCAATCTATACAACATAAACCACCTAAACAAAAAATTGGGAAAAATGGAAATATAGTATATACTTCATGTTATTGTTCTAAATGTATTTATGATGAAGAAAGAGATAAACAAATATATGGATATGTAAATTCATTAGGACATGCATTAATTAAATCAGTATGGATAGAAATAGGTGGTCAGAGAATTGATAAACAATATGGTGAATGGTTAGAAATATGGTCAGAATTATCTTTACCAGAAGGTAAAAAAAATGGTTATTATCAGATGATTGGTAAAGTTGATCCATCAGCATTTAAATCAACAACATTTGCATCTGATATGGAATTATATATACCATTAAATTTTTGGTTTTGTAGAAATATAGGATTAGCATTACCAATATTAACATTATATTATCATGATGTAGAATTAATAATTGATTTTAGAAAATTTGAAGAATTATGGGTTACATCTAAATCTAATGTTTCATCACCATCTAAACCTTATTTTAAAGCATATTTATTAATTGATTATGTGTATTTAGATGCAACTGAAAGAAGATTATTTTATCAAGAAAGTCAAATATATTTAATTGAACAATTACAATTTACTGGAGATTGTCCAGCAGTTGGTTCGCAAGTAAATGTTGATTTTATGTTTAATCATCCAGTTAAAGAATTAATTTGGGTATTACAGCGTAATGATGTAACAGGTCCTCCTTTAGGTAATTATCCAAATAGTAATTATCCAATTGGTAATGATTGGTTTAATTATACAACATTTGCAGATAGAGTTAATTGTTCTTATATAAATGATACATTTGAATTAGGAGTTATTCAATTTAATGGAACAGATAGATTTAAATCTCGTCAAGCATCATATTTTAGATTATTACAACCTTATTATTATCATACAAGAGTTCCTACTGATAATTTAATTTATGTTTATTCATTTGCTCTTAAACCAGAATTAGTTATACCTACTGGAACTATGAATTTTAGTCGTGTTATTAATTCTCGTTTATCTCTTAAAATGTTCCAAAATAGATTTTATAATGATTATATTATTAAAGTATTTGCTACAAATTTTAATATTCTTGTTATTACAAATGGTTTAGGTGGTTTATTATTTGTTAATTAAATTTTATAAAATAATAAAATTTAATTTATTTTCATGATATTGTTATTATACTATTTTTATTGAAAATAGTATAATGTTTATAATAAAAATGAAACTAAAAATAAATAAATAAATATTTAATTACATAATAATAAATGGAGTTAATTCTACAACCAAGTAATTATAAACTAATTGATATAACAAAAATAAATGAATTACCTAAAGAATATCCAACTGAATTTTGTGATTTTTGTCTTAAACATAAGTTGAATCCACCAAATATAAATACTAAAACAGGTATTGCATTATCTGTTATGTTAAAATATAAATATTTTTATTGGAATAGAGATACATGTGATAAATTTGTAGAAAAATTTAATATAATAACTAAAGATAGTATTCAGTTATTCAATAAACATAATCAATGGGGAATACAAACAAATAGTGGAAAAGAAAAAGGGAAATTATATATAATTTATCCATATTGTTTATCTAACAAATATAAAATGAGAAAAAATTTTAAATTTAATGGATCAGAAGAAGAAAAAAATATTGAAATTGATAAAATTAAATCTACTATTAAAGCAGATTATATTGATATCCCAAATATTTTATGGCAATTGGGACATAAAAATCCAAATTCAATTGATAATTCAAATAATAATTTAATATTACAACCACCAATACAAAGTAAATATAGAGATGATTATATATTTATTGATACTTTAACAAAAATTCCTACTCCAATTAAATTAAATAATATGATTAAAAATAAAGAAATAAAATTTACATCAGAACAAATTATAGAATATAAAAAAATATTTGACAAATTATTTACATCTATTTAAACATATTTTATAATATTCATCATTTAACTCAATTCCAATACATCTTCTATTAGTATTTTTACATGCTAATGCTGTTGTTCCACTACCTAAAAATGGATCAACTATAAGAGATTCTTTTTTACTAAATAATTTTATTAAATGTTCTATTAAAGTTATTGGTTTTACAGTTATATGATTATTATCATTACCTTTTTCACTTTTAGATGGTTTTGATATTAAAAAATTCTTATCATAACTTTCATTATATTCTTCAGTTGTAATTATATTAGCAGGAGTTCTATCATTATCTATTCCAACTGTTTGTGAAAAATCTAATAAACCAGTCTTAAATTGCAATTCATTTTGTATAAAAGTTAATTTTCCTATTGGTTTCATTGCTACACAAATAGGTTCAAAACAAGATCTAATTTGTGGTGTTTTATAATCTTTATATTCATCTATTAATTTTTTTTTTTCTTCTTCTGTAAGATTCATTTTTTCTATGATATGTGATATTGACATACCTTTTGGCATACTTTGTGTATAAGTCCAATTTATCATGTCTCTTATTTCAAATCCTGCAATTTCACAACTCATTGCAATAGCATGATATAATCTTGGAGATGAAAATGATAAGAAATATGCACCAGGTTTCATTTTTTTAAATAATAAAATAGATAATTCTAAATAAAAATCATATAAATTTTTAACTTGTGCTTTATCAAATTTCATACCTTTTGGTAAATGTGTAATATGGCTATTTTTAATATCATTATTTATATTATTTGCACACCATTTATTATCAAGTTTATTTATAAAATAAGGTGGATCAGTTATTACACAATCAATACTATTATCTTCTAATTTATTTAATTCAATTAAACAATCATTATTTATTATGGTTATATTATCTTTTATATATATTTTTTTAGTTTCATGTTTAATATTTTGTTCTAAAATATAATTATTTTTATTAGTATTGATTTTATTATTTATTATCTCTATTAATTCTGCTTTATTTTTAAATTTATATTTAGTAATTTCAAGTTCTTTACATTTTTGTAAAAGTTCTGACTTTGATAATTTATTTAAGTCCATTTTTCTAATATTATAACTTATATTATTTTATGTTTATTTCAATTTTTTAAATAATTATTAAAATTATTTAAAAAAGAGTAAAATCAAACTTTTTAAAAGTTTGATTTTTCAATTTTTTAAATAATTATTAAAATTATTTAAAAAAGAGTAAAATCAAACTTTTTAAAAGTTTGATTTTAAAAAAGAGTAAAATATAAAATGATAGTTTTGTATTTTTCAATTTTTTAAATAATTATTAATCTAAAGATTAATAATTATTTAAAAAAGAGTAAAATGTTTTATTTAAAAATATATAATTTAATAAATTAATTATTCATAATATCTTGATCATTACGAGTTTGTATTCCAATAACATATCCTTTATCCATTTTATAATCTTTACTTATAAAATATTCTTTTAATTCATTTTTGGAAGGACAATTATTATCATTGTATGCATTCTTATACCATTCTTTGAACGCTGCATAAATTGTTATTAAAGACATAATATCTGCCTTTTTACCAGTAATAATATAATTATCTTCAATAAATTCAAGATATTTATCACTGTTCTTTTTATATTTCTTAGTTTCTGCTAAAACTTTACTTGGTTCTATTAAACCTTCATTTTTATAAATTGGATAATATTTTTTTAATAAATACCATAAAAATACTCCTTTCCATTGTTCAAATTTATCTAATATATCATAATCTTTTGGAAATTGATTTTTCTTTAATTCTTCTCCATTATATAATCCATTATCATCTACATCTACAAATTCACTTTCCCATGGAGTTACTCGCAATCTACGCCATGTTCCACCATCATTTGATGGTATATTTGGTAATTTATTACATGTTAATAATAACTTAAATTGTGGTTTAAATTTAATTGGTTCTTTAAATAATGGTCTTGCATATATTGTATCTCCACCTGTTAATTCTTTCATATATCCTACATATATTTTATCATCTCCTTCTGGTTCTTGTATTACTACAAATCTTTTCCCCTTTAATTCTGCTACTTCTGGTGTTGCTCCACTTGATGCTCCTTTCTTTTTTGTTAATACCGTACTCGGTAATATTCCACAATATTCTCCAAATGCTGTTTGGAATAATTCTACGCATGTACTCTTACCATTTGAATTCCTTGTTATTAAAAAATCTTCCATTACATATCTCTGATTTTTATCTAATTCATATCCATAATATTTATCTGTTCTATCTTCTTTTATTTTAAATTTATATAAATTATCAGTTTCTGTTCCTTTATATTTTTTTTCTATTGTTGGTATATCACTTATTTTACCATAAATAATTAATAAATAATATTCCTCTAATCCTGTTGTTATTTTCTTTTTTTTGTATTTTAATCCTAAAGAGTTTATTAAATATATTATATTATTAGTTAGTTTTTTTGAACCTATACCAATTATATATTTTGCTTTATTTTTTAAATCTTTTGGAATATAATTCTTTAACCATGAATTTCTATAATGTTCCATATTAATTGAATTTGCATCAACTAAACCTGCTAATATCTTAAATCTATATTCACTATTAGTTAATAAATATTCATTTGGTATATATCTTTTATTATAATTCTCTATATTATATTTTTTTAATATATCATCTAATTCATGAACACAATTATAACAAATTTTATTTATATTATAACCAAATGTATAACCGTCAATATTTGGTGTCTCATTGTTAAATTCTATTTTATTTTTATATAAATAATAATTTGTAAATTCTTCAATATTATTATAATAATCATCAACTCTAAGTTGAATTATTTTACCTTGTTTAGATTTTAAAGATAATACATGATTACCATTTACATAAAATTCTTTCATATGATGTGGTTTAATTTTATATAATTTATCTACACCTCTAAATAATTGTTTTACTGTTCTTGGTGTAGAATCATCACCCATTAATAAATCACCTACTTTTATATTTTCTACTTTCTCAAATTTACCATCATATTTTAATATTTTTGTTCCTTTTGAATGACACCCTATACCTGTCCATAATATAAATTTTTGTTGTTTTGTATATCCATCTAAATAACTCGCTAATAATGTTAATACATATTTTCTCATATCATCCTCTAATTGTATTTTTCTAAAGAAATCTTCTATTTCTTTTATTAATGGTTCATTCATATTATATTCTTTATAATCATATCCAACTGTATATGTTATATAATCATCTGGTGTTCCCGCTCTGAAACTATCTGTATCTAAATCATATACTCCATTATCAAATCCTATTAAATTTCTATAACTGTCTAATTTCTCCTCAAATTCTGAATCATAGAATAAATGTGATGCTTCTTCCATTACTCTTGATTTAAATGGACTTTTCTTTAAATTTACTATTATTTTTGCTACATTACTTGCTTTATTTATTAAATTATCTTTTTCTATTCCTGCTGATACTGAACATTTTGAAAAATATAATCCTGCTAAAACTGCAAATTCTTTTGTTAAATTTTCAGACATATTTAATTTTAATGTATATCCTTTTTCAACTTCTACCCATCTATGTTTCTGAAATTCATACCATGTATCATTTTTTAATGATGTACATTTATAATCATGTTTATATATTTCATAAACTACTTTTGCAACATCATATTCTGTTCCACTTTCCGCTTCCTCTAATATATCACTTATATTCTCTCTTATTAAATTTTCATATCCTTCTAAATCATCTTCTCTTGCCCATTTATGTAGTGAAGCAATTCTAAAAACTCCTTTACCTTGTTCTTTTAATTTAGTTGGTTCTACAGCACTATTCCACATTTTAATACAATCATTTGGATTATATTTATTAGGACATTTTTTAGAAAATTCTTTAAATGCATCTAATAATGTTGGACTTGTATTATATAATGCATAACATACATCTCTCCAAGATACATATTCAGTTGCTCTTTTAACTGATAATAATTTAACTAATTTTTTAGCAGTTTCTATATCTGTTATATTTGATTTTAGTTTATTATATTTATTATTTAATTGTTTATTTTTATTATATTCTTTTTTAACTCCTTCTTCTAATTCAATTTCAGTCTGTTGTTCATTTTCATATATTTCATCTTCATAATTTCCTTCATGTTCTATTAATTTATTTTCTAATTTAATAGCATCATCTATTTTTGGTTTATTTAAACCATATTTTGTTTTTATTTTGTCAATTTCCTTATTATATGAATCCATGTTTAATTTACTGTGAAATTTTATTATATCTGTTTCATTATATTTTCTATTACTTAACATTAATGGTAATGATTTTTTATCATATAATTTTATATTTTCTTCTTCTAAATCATATTTATATACATGCGTTAATTTATATAATTGTCCATCCTTCTTTTTAGAACCATACATACACCATCCATTATTTTTTACTATTGTATGATCAATTATATCATCTACTGAATTTATACAATTTAGTTTTTTTATTAAATTATCATTTCTTAATTCTTCTCTTAATTTATCTATTACTAAATATCTCATTTCATAATTTAATGCTATTCTTGGATACATTATATGAAACCCATCTTTATATTCACCTTCTTTTTTCTCTGTTGGACCTTCTTTTTCTGTTACAAATCCTATTAAACTATTCTTTGTCACTGAAAAATAATTTTTTATTATTTTATTTACTTTTGTAACTATATATTTTATATCATCTACTGTATATATTCTATCTTTTCTATTTTTATATTTAAAATCTAAATCTATTACTAATGGTCCTACTACTTTCGGTCTTTCTATTATATATAATTCCACTTTTGTATATACATTACTATATAACTCTATAAATGTACTATAATCATCATCTGTTATATTATATCTACCCCACGGTGGTCCAAATGAAGTATGTGTTATTATTTCTTCTTTTGTTTCATGTTCTTTTAAATAATTAAGTAATTCAGATAATAATTTCTCAGCGTTATTTGTAGAGTCTTTATTACTTTCTGTTTTACTCATATATTTTTGTTATTGTTATAATTTCTAAATATATTAAATTTTTTATATTAAATTTAATATAATTTTCAATTTTTTTAAAAAAAAGTAAAAATGATAATGTATTTTTTAAACACACTATTTTTTTTTAATATTTAAAAAATATAACACTTATCAATATTAAAAAACAAGTATATAATAGATATAAATAATATAAAAAAAATTGATAAATAAATAAGATAAGAGAATAAAATAATATAATAATAATATATACATGTTTTTTTGTCCAAATTGTAATAATACATTTGATATAACAAAAGATATAACATCAGTAAAACAGACAGGAGGAAAAGAAGAATTAGTATCAGATTCATTTTCAACAACAACTACAACCACAACTACAGTTGATAATAAAAATGAAGTTGATGTAATAATTAATAAAATATTAAAAAAAGAAGAACTTGAAAATGATTTAATTGAAAGTTTAGATATAAATAATATAGTTAAAAATATAGCATATAAAAAATTAAATATAAAAGATAAAGAATTAGTATTTAATACAATTCAAGATTTATTACCAAAAGAAAAAAAGAAATTAAATGAATTAAAATTTGATACAACATTAACAGATAATAAAGCATATTTTATGTGTAATAATTGTGGATTTATTAAAAATATAGAACCAAAAACATTAATTTTTAGTCGTCGTTCTGATTCTATGACTCAAAATTTTGGAACAAAAGGTTATAAACATCTATTAAATAGTAATATTGTTCCAAGAACTAAAAAATATATTTGTCCTAAACAAGATTGTATATCACATAAAGATTTAGATAAAAAAGAAGCAATATTCTTTAGAACAAATAATACATATAATGTTAAATATATATGTCGTGCTTGTGAAACGATATTTTAATAAATATAAAATTTTATATTTATTAAATATTTAAAAATTCACTAACTTTCCATTCTTCAATATGTCCATTTGGTAATGGACGAATTATAATTATTGGTATTGTTTTATTTTTTAATTCTAATTCCGCTATCTGTTTCATTGTCAATCCTTCTATATTTTTTATTAATGGTTTTGCTCCTAATGCTAATTGTTTAGTTCTATTACCAATTAATGTAACTCTTTCATATTTAGTTATATATGGTTTAGTTAATCGTTTTTCTTTTGCTACAACTTCTATTTTTTTTGTTGTTTGTTCTTCTTCTATATCACTATCATAATTTTCATCATCACTTTCTCCCTCTACAAATTTATACATACATCTATTATTATCTTGTTCATCATCTTCCTCTTTTTCTTCTTTTTCTTCTTTATCTTCTTTCTCTTCTTTTTCTTCTTCATTTTCTATATTTTCTTTATCCTCTTGTTCATCTTCTTGTTCATCTTCTTGTTCATCTTCTTGTTCATCTTCTTGTTCATCTTCTTGTTCATCTTCTTGTTCATTATCATCTTCTTGTTCATTATCATCTTGTTCATTATCATCTTCTTGTTCATTATCATCTTCTTGATTATCATCATCTTGATCTCCACCAGATAATGTACTACTTAAATCATCATCGGTATCATTTTCATCATCAATATCTTTTGAATTCTTAGTATTCTTAGTATTCTTAGGATGTTTCATTTATTAATGATTATTTATATTATTTTATATATTTTTATATATTTTCATTTTTTTTATAAACAAATTATTTTTTTGGTGATTTTTTTTTATAAATAGTTTTAGATTTATATATTGTTTTATTACCTCCTTCAGTTTTAGGTGTATAATTAGGTTTTTTAACAAATCTTTTAGATTGTTTAGATTTAAAATATGTATCAATTATTGTTTTAACTTTTTCAATAGTCAATTCTTTTTCATTATTTTCTCCTAATGAAACATTATATGATTTTTTAGTTTTTTTATCTTCTACTTTTATATATTTTCCATAAGGTCCTTCTAAAATAGTATAAGTTTTAGAATCATCTTTTAATACATTTAGTGGTGCTTTTTTATCAATTAATTCTTTTACTTTTTCTAAATCAATATCATCTTCATTGGTAATATCACCTAAAGATGCTTTAACAGTATTCCAAGATACATATAATCCAAATTTACCTTTATTTAATAAAATATCTTTATCTTTATATTTTCCTAAAACTTTAGGATATTCAAATAACTTTAATGCATCTTCTAATGTTATTGTTTCTAATGTTAATGGTTCTTTTATTGGAGCATATGCAAATTTAGTTTTAGTAATATTCTTTTTAACAACTGCTGAATATCTACTAATAGTAGCAATAATATCTGAACCAGTTTTAGGATCTTTACCTAAAATTCTCGTATATTTATCAGCAATAACAGGTTTAGTTTTATATAAACTAACTACTAAAGGATGAAAATCATCATAAAATGTTTTTAATACATTAACCCAATTCATATTACCAGATGCAATTTCATCTAAACTTGTTTCCATTGTTGCAGTAAATTCATAATCCATTATTTTTGGAAAATTACTTTGTAAAAAATCTGTAACTATTAATCCTAAACTTGATGGAACAAATTTATTTTGTTCATTTCCAATTATTATTTTACCTTCTTCTTCAGTTATATTATTTGTATCATATTTTATTGTAATTATATTTTTTTCTATTCCTGTTATATCTTGTATTTTTACATATCCTCTATCTTGTATTTTTTGTATTATACTTGCATATGTTGCTGGTCTTCCTATATTTAATCTTTCTGGATCTAATTGATTTACTAATGAAATCTGATTATATCTAACTGGTGGTTTTAAATATTCTTGTTTCCCTTCTATTTTCTCTAATTTTAATTCTTCTCCTACTTTAGGAATATTTATATCTTTATTTATATTATCATTTGATTCATTCTCATCTTCTACTACATTTATCATATTATATACTCTTAAATAACCTAAAAATACAATTGTTTCAATTTCTGTTGTAAAATAATATTCTTCTACTTTATTTATTTCTATTTGAATTGTTGTTATATTATATTCTGCGGGTTGCATTTGAGATGCTACAGTTCGTTTCCATATTAAATTATATAATCGTTTTTCATTTATTCCAATTTTTCCATTTTTATCATCTAAATTTTCAACAAATACATCAGTTGGTCTAACTGCTTCATGGGCTTCTTGTGTATTTTGAGATTTAGATTTATAATTAACTAATCTATAATATTTAGTACCATAAGTTTTAGTAACATATTTTTTAATATTTTGTAAGGCTTCTTCTGATAAATTTACTGAATCAGTTCTCATATATGTTATATAACCTTCTTCATATAATATCTGTGCGGATCTCATTGTTACACTTACTTGCATCCCTAATTTTCTACCCGCTTCTTGTTGTAATGTTGATGTTGTAAATGGTGGTGCTGGTGACCTTACACTTTTCTTATCAAATATGTTTTTAACTATAAATTTTGAATTTACACATTTTTTTAAAAAATTTCTACTATTTTCTATTGTATCTATTTTTGCTATATTTCCTTTTAATATACCATTATTATCTTTATTTTCTAATTTATATAATGTTGATATTAAACTTTTATTATCTTTTATAAAATATCCCTTAAATTTAAAAAATGATATATCCCCTTTTGATAAAAATTCTTTTATTTCATTTTCCCTTTCTATTATTAATTTTACTACTACTGATTGAACTCTACCTGCTGATAATTTATTTGGTCCTATACTTTTCATTAATAATGGTGATATTTCATATCCTACTATTCTATCTAATATTCGTCGTGTCTTTTGTGCATCTACTAAATTATCATCTATATTTTTTGTTGATTTAACTGCTTCTAATATTTCCTTTTCTGTTATTGAACCAAATACTATTCGTTTTGGATTTTTTAAATCTAATATATATGCAATACTCCATGCTATCATTTCACCTTCTCTATCTTTATCTGTTGCTAATAATATATCTGATGATACTTTATAACATGTTTTTATTTTTTCAATTACATTTTCCTTTCCTTCTAATACTTTATAATTTGGTTTAAAATCATTTTCTATTTCTATTGACATTTTTTTTGGATCTAAATCTATAATATGTCCAACTGATGCTATTACTGTATAATTATTTCCTAATATTTTTTGTAATTTATCTATCTTTCCTGGTGATTCTACAATTACTAATATTTTTCCCATTTCTATTATTTATATAATACTTCTATCTTTTAAATATTTTGATCAATTTTTTAAATAAAAATTATTATAAATAATTTTTATTTAAAAAAAAAGTAAAATAATAATAAAATCAATTTTTAATAAAAATTAATTTTATTAAAATTAATAAAATTAATTTTTAATAAAAATTAATTTGATTATTGTTTTTCAATTTTTTAAATAAAAATTTATTTCAATAGATTTTTATTTATCATAATCTCTAATTTAATTCCATAATCTTCTAATTATATTCTATAAAATGTGGTGTTATTTTACCATTCTCTAATTTACAATACATTTCTTCTCTATATTTGTGTTTCCTATTTTTAAGATACAAATTTGCTGTAATATCACATGTATGTGTAACACTATATGTAGTTTCATCATTATCTTTCCAATAATATTCATCTGTGCAATAATATATTATTCCATTCTCTATATAACATACACATATATTTCCATCTGAACTTGCATAAAATATGTGTTTGCGATTTTCATTGTTCTCATTATATTCTGTTATTACATATGTATTCATGTCATTTAATATTATTTGTTTCCCATTTTCATCTTTATAGCAACTATCCTCAATCACCATTATTACTAATAGTTGATTGTTGATTATTATTAATTAACCTGTTCAATTATTTTTTTTATCAATTTTTTAATAATATTATATATTTATAATATTATTAATTTATACTGTCATTGGTTTAGACATTTCTTTGTCTTTCATTACTTTGTTATTGAATTTATATTCAATTGTCTTTTCTTCAGTTCCTTTTCCAATTGTTACAGTCATTGGATTTGTTAGTTGTTTTCTTTCACCAACATAGTTATATTGTTTGTTTCTGCTTCCACGAGTGCATTCTACAATACTGAATTTAATTTTTCCTTCTGTGCTTTGGTTGTTCTTTTCTCTCATTTTAAGAATAGATGTTAGGGCTTTGTTCGCTGCTTGTTTGGGTTTTGTTCCTGAGAAACGTCCATGAGCTCCAGTTCCATCGGCTACTACTTTGAAATAACGAGTTCTGCTTCCTTCTGAAACTTCATCTTTTGATTCCTCTTTCTTTGATTCACGTTTTGATACTGATTTCTTTAGTGCTGGTTTTGCTGATTTAGTTCCTTTTGATGCTGATTTTACTGGTTTCTTACTTTCTTTCTTGCTTGATGATGATTTAGTCGCTGATTTCTTTGTTGCTGATTTAGTTCCAGTTGATGATGCTGATTTAGTAGTTCTTTTAGTTGCTGATTGTTTTCCTCCACGTTGTTTCTTAGTTTGTTCTGGTTGAGTTGATTGTGCTGGTTGTTCTGATTGTGCTGGTTGTGCTGGTTGGGCTGGTTGAGTTGGTTGGACTGGTTGGGCTGGTTGGGTTGGTTGGGTTGATTGAACTGGTTGGGCTGGTTGTTGAACTGGTTCAGATTTTTTAACTGATTTCTTCTTATCTACTACTGGTTCTGATTTTTGAACTACTGGAGTTGGTGCTGGTGTTGGTGCTGAAGTTTGTTCAACTTTCGCTGATGCTGATTTAGTTTCTTGAGATACTTTTTTATTCGCCATTTTATATATACTATATCCTTATAGTTTTTTTTTTAAAAAGAAACACACATAATTATATTTTCCTATATATTTTTAATGATAATACTTATTATTTAATAAATTAAACATATAAAAAAATAAGACCATAATGGTCTTAAAATAATTAAAAATATTTAAAATAATAATAAAAAGAAATACAAATAAATAAAAAAAACGCAATCAAAGTAATAAATAAAAAATAACAGAAAATAAATAAAAAATAATATTATAATATAATGACGGATAATATAATTATAGAATATAAAATTTATAATTTACAAAAAGATTATAATAAATATTCTGATATATTATACAATTATCAGAGTCATATTGAACGGTGTTATAAAAATTATATAATTACAATAACTGAAAGAAACACATATTTAAAAATAATAAATGATTTAATAAAAGAAATGAATACAACATATAATTTTTATATATTAGAAACATACAATGAAACAGAATCAGATACAACAAGTAATAATTCATTTAAGAATGGATTAAAAGAGATATTATCAAATAAAAATATAAATAACATAGAAATATTAAATAATTTAATAAATATAAATAATCTATTAAATAAATCAATAACAAAATCAACATTTAAACAACCATATGATAATATAAAAACAGATATATTAAATAAATTAGCAAGTAAAATAGGATTTTATAATATACATAATGGATTGATATTATTGATAGGTGATCAATATGAAAATATATTTGATGACAATATTAGAAATTTAATAAATATTTATAATAAATTATATGTACCATTAAATTATTCATATGATGATAATATAACTAATAATAAATTATATTTTAAAAAAATAGTAATAAATAATGATATTTTATTTGATAATTGTGCAGAATTATATATATTATTTAACGATAAATATATAAAATTAAGTGGATATTTCAATTATGATACATTAAATATATATATTAGAACATCACAAATATGTAATAATTTGTTATATAAAAAGAAAAAAAACATAGAAAATTTATTAACAAAATCAAATATTGATGAAAAATTTTTAAAATCATATATTCGTAATTCAAATTTATCTGAATTTATCGTTCTATCTGAAGAAGAATATATTAAACAAATTAATATGGATTATGAAATGTTTATTAGATTACGAAAATTATCATTTATGAATTTAATGAAAGAATTTATAAAAGAAGACAAAGACAACAATATAAATATAAATCATATGTATAAAATAATAAAATTATTATTATTAGGAAATGAAGATACAATAAATATAGCGGGGTTATTATATGGAATATCAAAAGAGAAGAAAATGAGTCAAGATAATCCAATATCAGAGATAATATATAAAAATTTAAATTATTTATCACAAATAAAATTAAAAACAAGTTCAATAAATATAAAATCAGAATTAGAGAAAATAAAAACAATATCAAATGAAGATATTGATTTAAAAAAACAAATAATATTATCAAAAAATATGCCAAATTATGTTAAAAAATCATGTCTTGAAAAAATAGAAGAAATGAAAACATCAAATAATGAATATTATAAACAATTATTATATGTTAAAACATTATTAAATTTCCCATTTCCATCAATTGATGACGATACATTTTTTATAGATATTGGAAAAGATCAATTAAAGAGTAAGGAATTTTTAGAATCAGTTGTAAATAAATTAAATAATAAAGTATATGGTCATAATGAATGTAAAGAAACAATAAAAGAGGAAATAGCAAAATGGATATCTAATCCGAGTAGTTCAGGAAATGCATTAGGATTAGTAGGACCACCAGGAGTAGGAAAAACATTAATTGCAAAAGCATTAGGAAAAGCATTAGATATACCATTTGTTCAAATAACATTAGGAGGACAAAATGATGGTGAATTATTACATGGACATGGATATACCTATAGTGGATCACAACCAGGAATGATAATTAAAAAAATGGTAGAAGCAGGATCAGCAAGATGTATAATATATTTTGATGAATTAGACAAAGCATGTAAAAAACATGATAATAATGAAATTTATAATATATTAATACATATGATAGATCCAAATACAAATAAAGAATTTACAGATAGATTTTTTCAAGAGATAAAATTCCCATTAAATAAAGTATTATTCATATTTTCATATAATGATTCAAAATTAGTTGATAATATTTTAATGGATAGAATAAAAGAATTAGAAGTAAAACCATTTAAATTACAAGATAAAATAATAATATTTAAAGAATATTTATTAAAAGAAATGAGTGATTTAGTAAATTTTGAATATGAATCAATACAATTTACAGATGAAGATATAGAATTTATAATAGATCAATATACATATGAACCAGGAGTAAGAGAATTAAAAAGAAAAATAGAAAAAATATTTTTAAAATTAAATGTTGATAAAATATACAAAATTAATTTATTTGAAAATATTACAAATTTTAATAAACAAAATCCATTAATTATGACACGACAAATTATTGAAGACTTTTTAGGAAAACATAATTCTAATATTCAATATATTCATACTAGTCATCAAGTTGGTGTAGTAAATGGTTTATATGCAACTGATTTAGGTAAAGGAGGAGTATTACCAATACAAATATATAATAATTATACAGGAAGTGATGATAAATTTACATTAAAATTAACAGGAAGTCAAAAACGTGTTATGAGAGAATCAGTTGTATCAGCATTTACATGTGCATTAAATATATTAAATGAAGAAATTAGAAATAAATTTATAGAAAATAATCCATATGGATTCCATATTCATACACCAAGTGGTGCAATACCAAAAGATGGACCATCAGCAGGTTCTGCATTTGCAACTGCATTTGTTTCAAGAATATTAGATAAAAAAATTAAAAATAATGTTGCAATGACTGGTGAAATTGAATTAACTGGTAAAGTTAGTAAAATTGGTGGATTACAATATAAATTAACTGGAGCAAAAAAAGCAGGTGTTAAATTAGTATTAGTTTCTAAAGAAAATTATGATGATATTGAAAAAATTAAAAGTGAATATAAAGATTTATTTACTGATGGTTTTGAAGTTAAATTAGTTGATAATATTATTGATATTTTAGAAAATTCTCTTATTGATTTTGATTTATCTGTTGTTAAATCTTTTTCATCTTAAATTATTCTATTTTTATAAATAAAATAATTTATT